CCTCTTATCAATTGCCAAGAGGTGCCTAATGCCCCGGTTATGGTATTCCATAACCAGGAACCGATGCCCCCGAGCCAATCGCCCAAGTTCCCGATGGCCCCGGTCAGGCCGTCCCATATCCATTCACCGAATCCCGCCAGGGAATCGCCCAGGCCGGTGGTGATGGAACCCCAGAGCCAACCACCGAGATCGGACAACAGTTCCGCAATTGCTCCAATTCCGGCCTTCAACAATGCTATGATGATGGGAGGAGCGATATCGACCAGCAGCTCGGCGACGAAATTGGCGTATTTTTCAACGAGTTCTACGATATAGTCCCTGATCTCCTCGGGATTTTCAATGTTGATGTCCCCGAACTTGACCAATAGCTCGGAGGACAGTTCGGTCAATTTCTCGGCGATGGGAATGAGCACAGCAGCTATCGCCTGTCCTATCGGATATAGGGACAACGCGAGCATGTCGTATATCCATTGCAGGGTGCCCTTCAGCTGGGGGGTGACCTCGACGGCGATCTCCCATAATTTCTTGGAATATTCCACCACCTTGTTCATGACAGCGACTATCCCCGCCACCAGGGCTCCGGCGATGGCACCAGCGGCGGCTCCAGAGGTGGCCCCCTCGGCAGCTGCACCACCGCCTGCACCGCCCTTGGCCGCACCACCAGCGGGGGCCATGGGACCTCCTTTCCCGCCTCCGCCGATCACCTCGCCCATCCCACTGGGCATAAGTCCCTTAAGGTCCCCCACGAACGAACCGAGCATATCATCGATCATGCTCGTATATGCGGGAATATAACGCGGAAGCTCGGGGGTCTCCATCTCGATCGGGGGCATCTCCGAGATCACAGCCTCCATCTTAGGCATGGCCGGGAGCTTCGCCATCCCCATCTCCATCTTGGGCACCTCAGGAAGATCGCCCACTTCCAGTTTGGGCATCTTGGGGAGATCCTCCATCTCCAGCTTAGGCATCTTGGGAAGTTTCGCCGCCTCCATCTTGGGAAGCTTGGGAGCCTTGATGTCTGGTGTCTCGATCCCCGTCTTGGTGGATGTGGACCTCAGCTCGTCCAGCTTCTTCCTGGTCCGTTCGATGACCGGGGTCGCCTCGTCCACGGCGGTCAGCCTGAACTCAATGTCTGGCATGATCTATCGCCTCCTGCTCCTTCGTTCTCCACCATTCCAGCCCATATAGCAGGAACGTGTAGTCCTCAAGGTCCATGTCCATGATCTGCGCTGGCATCATGTGGAACTCATGACAAATGATCCACATCGATTGGGCGTCCGCGTCGAGCCATATCCATTTTTTCAGTTCTGCGCCCGAAAATCCGACACCTCGATGAGCTTGTCAAAGACCGCCTTGAACACATGCGGGTCCCAATCCCCGATCTCCTCCACGGTCAGCTCCGGGCTGGCCCTGGACAGCATGCGGTGGACGATCATATAGGACTGTTCCATCTCATCCTCTTTTTTCCGTATCTCGGCCAGATCGCGGACGGTGAGACGGCCATAGGCGAACTTGCCTATGCCCTCCACTTCCATGTATTCGGTCCTTATGACCGCCAGTTCCTTGGGGTCGATGCTGATCGGCTCGTTCATTCGATCACCTCAGACAGTTGCTCGTCCTAGCGCTCCAGTGCCTCTGAACGTCACCTTGACCGTGGCCAGTTCGCTCACTTTCCCGGACATGCATGGATATGATGTCAGTATGCAGTCGCCCGAATATTCCGGGTTCGTCGCGCTCTTGGCCGCACTGGTCGGTTTGAGCGTCACGGCGAAGGGCGCCGCTCCTACCAGCGGTTCCAACGTCGCATCGACTTTGGATGCCGCATAGTCCTGCTGGAATGTCGCATCGACCTTCCAGCTCTTTAGCCCGGCGATGTATGATTTGGTCGTGGTCGCGGTGCCGCTGCTTGTCGTCTCTATCTCATCCGCCTCATAGGTGAGCGTCGCCTCGAGTAGATGGTCGCTCAGGTCCACAGGGGAATCCCCCACGGTTATCTGAGGTGTCGCTACGTAATATATTGCCATTTTGATCTATCTCCTACTTGATGCCCACTCCAACATCGAATGCGAAGGAGGGGCTGGTTCCTGTTATCGTCCATGAAATCCTGTACCAGGTATCGGTTATTGCGCCGTCCGCGGTCTTGATCTCCGCGCCCTCGTCCGTGAACGCGGTATGGGTTATTTGCGTGGTCGGGGAGCTGAATCCTTCTATACTATCGCTTTTCACCGTGACGGTCAAAGAATCGCTCGCCGAGGCGCTGGTGACATGGAGCACCGAATAGAGCTTCTGGGTGGCGGACACCGCGCCCAGTTGCCGGACGGTCCCGTCCCCGGTGGTCGTCTTTGTCACCAGCCCTTCCATGTCGGTCACCCTGATGACCGCCGAGCCGGAATTGGATGCCCGGATGGTCATACGCGCGAGGTCCCCGATCTTCATGATCGGGCTCATCTCCAGCTCCAAGGACTCGAAGGCGTGGCCCACCGTCCCCGCCGTCGAAGACGGATAGAGGGATATGATCTTGTCCGCCGTGTTGAAGTTCGCATATGAGACCGTCTCGACCTCGCCCGTGCCATGAGAGGTGAACACCTCCCCATCGAACTTCATATCGATGAGCCCGGCGAGGAACTCCTTGGTGGTGTCCCCTATCGTCGTGCTGTCCAGTTCGTCCACCGTATATTGCATGTTGAAACGGTTGAAGTCCCCGGACCTGTCGAACCCGTCTATGAACAGCTTGTGATCGCTGATGATCTGAATTGCCATTATGCACTCTCCATTATCTTGGATGCGAGGAAATCGATGGAGAACAGCACCCGATTCTCAGCATCCCTCCCCAGGTAGTTGATGGAACCCACCGCCCTGATGTAAAGGTACGAATGCGACTCGATGGTGCTATCGGCCTTGGTGTGCAGAGCGTACAATATGTCCCGGGCCTTGGATCGGGCATTGGCGTAGATGGTGTTTCTTACACGAACCACCAGCCTGGGATTCTCCACATGCCCCACGCATTCGGGCGGCGTTCCGGCGTACTCATAGATGGCGATGGCATTGCTAGTCGTGTCCGGCATCTGTCCTACGAATATGTCCGTTCCCACCGTGCCGATGGACTGGTCCTCCAGATATTCGGCGATATCAGTAGCCAACATTTTCCACGACCACCTTCTCCAACCGCCTGGTTATCCGTTCGCTCATCTCCTCGATGTTCTCTATCAAGGGATCGATGAGGAACAGGGAGCGCGTCCCGGGAGCGCGGTAATTGACCGGCATACCGCCGACGTTCCTGTCATGGACGTATCGCGCATAATCGGTGTTGTAGCTCAATCGAACGGATATCTCGTCCCCGTTCCGTTCGGGGATGTCGACCCGGGCCGATGCCCTCAGCCGCCCGGTGTCAATCGGTGCGATCTTGATGGATTTCCCCATCACCCTCCATGCCTCCTGATAGAGTATCTTCTCCACCTCGGATGGGAACCCATCGGTCAGGTTGCGGAGCTTCTGCTGCTCCTCCTTGAGGCGTTCCACCTCGATCTTGACCTTCACATCCCCCTTAGACATAAAGCACCTTATAGTACGAGTTCCCGTCCGGGCCGATCATATTCTCTATGCGCTCTATCAATCGGTCGTCGCCATTGGGAAGCACCACCTTGTCCTTGATGTTCGGGGCAGTGGTCCCATCGACGAAGATCTTGGCCGCGGCCACGATCTCCTTTCCATCCTCGGTCATGATGTGCCTGTCGGTCTGCTCGATGCGGCATGCGGTGGAGACGCCCGTCCCCCAGGAATATTCGGCGTAATCATTGAGCGTCGAATATGGATATATCGTCACCGTCTGATTGAGCCATCCCGCGGAACCGCTCAGCATCTGTTGACCACCCTAACGACCTGCCTGTATGTCCTGTTCCTCTTGATATGGTCCTGAATGAGACTGGCCGCCTCCTCTTTGAGACCTTCTATCGCCCCATCTATGTTGTCGCTCATGGAGAACTGTCCCAGGGTCAATGAAGGGGGTTTCGTGCCATCCATCCTGTATCGGGTCAGCAGATCGACGACAGCGAGGTCCAGGGCCGCCGTCCTCAGCGCATCGTCCGAATAGCTGTTGCTCAGACCAGCGCGGCTCAGACGGGATGAGATGTGGCGGCCCACGCGCTCGCACATCCTGGCCAGGGGGATGCGCTCCATGGTGGTCCCCGTGGCGCTTACCATTTCATCCACCGTCACATATCTGGAGGAAGCGAAAAGGCAATCATCGAACGCCCAATATTCCCCGCTGGTGCTTCCTGAATATCCTCGGAACTCACATTTTGTCGCATCGATGAGCGTGGTGGACGCGGGCATGGACCACAGATGTGATGGGTCTGGATCGGCGGAGATGATGGCGCAGTTCCCCGCATCCGTGCCATTGCAGTATATCTCTATGAGCGTGGCCGCCGATGCGAAGCCCGCGCCTGATTTATTGTCAAAGCGAAGGATCGAACCAGCGCTCAGAATGAGCTTGCCGTTGTGCCCTGTGCTTGTGTCGGTCACTTGATAATATGTATATGTGGTGCCGGCGGTCAGGGTCACCGTGGCCCCGTCCAAATCCAATGTCGAACTCATCCGATGATCACCCCTTGGGAATAGCCGGACCATGCCGACGGTGTATTGTGTGTTACGCGCACGGGGAGCCAATCAACATAGGTCGTGTCCTGTCCTCCCTGTTTAATCTGGGTTATCCTTATTCTCAGATATGTATCGCTCAGCTTGGTCGCGGTCCATGTGGTCGCGCTCGTAAAATCGTAATAGGTTGGCGAGGAGGGCGGGGTCGTTGTCAGCGTTATGTTCCCAGTCGATGCCCAATTTGTCCCTCCATCCCAGGATATCTCCACCGTGAGCTTGTCGTTCGTGGCGCAATATGCAATATATCCCGCCTCCACCTTCGTTATCGTCTCTCCGGTGAGCGAGAAACCATATCCTGAATATGTGTGTGTCTGGGTATTCGTTGCGCTCGATGCATAATTTGTATCGTCCGCATATGCATATGTGGGATTGGTCCAGGAACCGGTGTTCGATGAGGGGCTGTTCGTGGTCTCGGTCATCACACGCTCCTGGTGGCCCGTATGCCCACGGTCACCCTGGTGCAGGTGGTTATGGAATCGACGTTGAAGGCGAGGATGTCCCCGGCGGCGATGCTGGTGGTCCAGGTGGTCAGCGTCAGGTCCTGGTTCTTCTGCGCACTTGACAGCGTCGGCTTTTCGCTCCCGGCTATGGTATCGGCCACGGTCGGCGGGGCGTTGGCATAGGTATCCTTCCAGACATCAACGACGATGGACCCGGACTGGTCGGCGATGATGGTCCACCCGGTGATGGTGCATGCGAAAGGCACTTCGATGAATCCCTTCACGCCCGTGGTGATGGCGCTCCCTCCGCCATCGATGATGTACATAATGCTTATCACGGGGCTGTGGCTGTGGTTCCCATAAGCCGCATCGCCCGAACCCGTGCCGAGATTTGCGGCTGCGGCGGTCCCCAATGTGGGCTTATCGGACAAGTTATTATAGGAGATGGTCCCGCCATCCCCCCCATTGTGATCGTGCGAGTCGCCGTTGGTGACACCGCTTGCGGTCGGGGCCGCCCCCACATCCGTATAAGTGAGGGCGCTTCCATTGATCTTGTACGATTGCCCGGTGGGGATATTACACGATCCAGAATCGTCCACGGTGAGCAGGCAGGCCTGGACCGTGTCCCCGCTGGTCCCATCCCACCTCAGGACCTGTTCGTCCACGGAGGAACCGGGGTCCTTGATCTGAGCATTGTTGGTTACATTGCCCAGGCCCACGTCGCTCGCCGCTCCAGCGGAGAAGCCGAAGGCGGTGGTGGAGGTCGCTTTCAACAGGTGCCCGACGGTCAGCCCGGTCTCTGCGTGCACCGCATTAGTAAGCGCATGATCGGCGGTGGAATGTGTATGAGCCGAGCCGTTGATGTTGTACGTTTTTCCGGTGGGGATGTTTATACCCTTGGTAGAATCAATAACGGACGTTCCGCCGATCTTTACCTCTATCAGATCGGCCATTATGATGCCTCCCTTATCTCTTTGACCTTGAGCTTGTCCGCATATATTTTCATGGCGATCCCCCCCGAATCCTCGACCAGCTCGGGAATATGGATGGTTCCATCTGACATGAATTTGACCTTGGTATAGCTGGAAGATTCGGTGATCCCGGCAACGGATAGATATGTGGAATAGAGCTTGGTGGGAAGTGATGTGGCAGTTTCGCTCCCTGGTGTTGCCCAGGTCGGTTCGTTGGTAGTGACCTTGCGAATCAATATCCAATCGATTCGTACATCATTAACATAACTTTCGCTTGGAGCGCCCAGCAACATTTTCATTGAATAAGTTCCCAATCCAGATGTTCCTGAGAACTCATCATTGGTAAAATTAATGCTTCCTTCACAGGATTGCTTCTGTGTGCTGGATGTGATTAACCATGAGTTGCGGATGAGCCGCCCCGTTAGCACCCCTCTATTAATACCTGGAAATGTCGTTCCGGCCCCGTTGCGCCATACATGCCTATCATAAGCACCCTCTTTATACCATGCGAACCCGGCTATTGTATTGTTGCTGGCATCGCATAATCGAGGATAATATCCACTAGTCATGCCACAACTGCCATCACTATTGATGGTGACGCAATCAACCAACAGGTCAATTCGGGACATGGAACCCGCAGTAACTACCGTGTTTTTTGTGCGTATTCCATCATTGACCCCACTTCCAGACTCAAATCGGACCCATGTGCTGTTGACGATGTCGGGAGAGCCATATGGTGTATCCCATATATCACTATCCAATGATGTGAAATGGTCAAAAAAGATGAATGAACTGTCCCCATCGCTGGCATCGCCAACCCCGGAATCTCCGTAATAGACATAGAAGTCCGTCTCGCCAGAGGCGGCGATGCTGTCGCACTCGACCCAGACGGTCATGTCCGTTGCGTCATATTCCTCCCGCCAGTAATCCATGACCGTCCCTGCGGCGTTCTTGAACTGGATGTCGTAAGGCCAGTTCTCGGCGTGGTTGTTCAGGTAGATGATTCCTGCCGAATTGCTTCCTGAACCCTTGACTATCGCCAGCTTCATCTGATAGTTCGTCTGTTCTCCATCGCTGGAATAGTTCGCTGGGATGTTCGCATAATATGAGAATGCCATCTTCAGGCCCCCGTATAGGTGAAGTCCAGGCAGTTGTCGGTCGCATTGTATGTGATGGTGAACTTTGAATTGACATCCAATCCATTGGCCCCCGTGACCACCTTGGTGCACGTCAGATTACCCGAATCATCAATGGTCGCTGTAGAAGTATTTTGTAATGTCTTTCCCCCGGTCCCATCAAAGCGCGCTATGGCATTATCCGTGGAACTGGCTGGACCTGTGACATCGCCCGAACCGCTGGGAGAATCCCATGTACCATTGTCCTTTAGATACTTTCCCGTTGGGGATGCCGTGGGGTCCGTTATCGCTTGATGGCCATTGATGTTGATCGCCCCGGTCGTATCCGCAACAGTGACCAATGAGTCCTGTATCGTCTTACCCCCCGTTCCATCGAAACGCGGGACCGCGTTGTCCGTGGAGGAACCAGGGCCTGTTACATCCCCGCTTCCCGACGGGGTTTGCCATGTCCCATCATCTCGCAGGAACTTGCCGGTGGGGGATGCCGTGGGGTCTGTGATGGCTTGATGACTACCGATCGAGATCGCTCCCGTCGTGTCGGCGATCGTCACCAATGAATCGTCCGGCGTATCTCCGCTGGTCCCATTCCAGCGCAGCACCGCGGTGTCCGTGCTCGAACCTATTTTCTTGACTTGGGCGTTGTTCGTCACGTTTCCAAGTCCAACGTCCGAGGCATCCACCGAGTGGGGGTTCGACGTATTGGCTATGTGGCTGTCGATCGTCGAATGACTATTAGTGCCTATATTGGACAGTGTAGTATGGTCGATCTGTGCACCATCTCCACCGGAATGGTCATGTGAATCTCCATTCGTCACGCCTTTGGCGATGGGGGCGTAGGTCGAGTCATGATCGTGTGAACTTGAGGCCGCCCCTACGTCCGAGTAGGTCAATCCATGGGCAGCGAAGGCGAAGGTGGTCGTTCCCGTGGCCTTCAGAAAATGTCCTGTGGTGAGGCCGGAATCCGTATGGTATGCGCTCGTTAGGTCGTGCGCGGTCGGTTCCCGTGTGTCGCTCAGCCGGGAATCGTTCCCTTGGCAGAACTCTCCCGCGCCCGTTCCGAACGCCCCGGTGGTGAGCACCCCCGAAGTGGTGGTCTTGATCGGGAGGTCTGCCGTGGAACCGATGGCCCCCGCGTTGGTGATGTTCCCATGCGCGTGAGAGCTGGCCGCTGCGCCGACGTCCGTATAGGTCAGGGCACTCCCGTTCACCTTATATGATTGCCCGCTCGGGATGTTGATGCTGCCGTTGTCGTCTATCGTCGGCAACGCGACTTGGATGACCTTACCGGTGGTCTCGTGGAATCGGGCTATTTGATTGTCCGTGG